GCAATAAAACCATCACCCCTAGGCCAGCCTGGACCCATGGTCTTTATATTGGGATCACAAGTTTCTAAGTCTATTGCTATCTCTGTAGCCGTCGATAAGTCAGGCACCTTTTCAGGAGGCGTCCACTCACTAGGCGGCTGAAACAGAGGCATCTGAGCCATTAGTCTTCTTTTTGAATTTCAGCAGCGATAGCAGCATAACCTGCAATGTCTATGTATGAATCAGGTGTAGATTTATATTTAATTCTAGCCACCTTGACTAATAACATACACATAGCCACATCATGCGCTGAAATATCTTTTCCTAAATAAGAACTCCATAAAGCTGCGATATTACAATGTGTGGTAGTTTTATCACCGTAATCATGCGCTCTAGGTCCTGTCACTAATCTTACTGCTTCTTGTAAACATTTTTCACTATTCATTTTCTTTCTCCTTTAGTTGTTGTAAGTCTTGCAGTAATTGTTCTAAATCTTTCTTTAAAATTTTTACCGCTTTATCTAAGTCATCACGTCGAAGCTTTGCTCCCTCTGCTCTGACTTTAGAAATTTGTTTGATTGTTATTTCAAGTTGTTTGATAACAACGTCTCTAAATGACATTAAAAAACCTCCGAAAATTCTCTGTCAGATTGAGACCTGACAATGTTTAATATATTCCTAGCGCGTGTCATTCCCACATAGAATACTCGTCGCTCTGAATCCCTATGTCTCCAATACTCATCATCTGCCTTACGAGATAAGTCTGTCAACAACATAACATTATCTGACTCTCCACCTTTTGATCCGTGTATTGTCGATAACTTGATCCGTGGTTCGTGTCTTATGTTCTCACCACGACGTAAAACTGCTCTAACGTAAATAGACTTAGACGGCGGTATATTTTTCAAAGCTTTATACCACGGCAAATCTTTACTAACTTTTAGTCCATAATCTTTTTTTAAAGTTTCGTAATTATACAATTTTTCCTTATCAGCTTTTTTCATAGCTTTATGTTCCGCTTCAATACCTTCTCCTGTCTTTATGTAAGCATAGCAGCTTTTAACTCCTTTAATACTTATTTCTTTACCTCTACGCAAATCCTCCCATGCTATTATCGCTTCATGTATTCTTTTATTAATAGAAGTTTTATCTCCTCTTTTATAAAAGTAACCGTAAATTTTTAACTCTTCTTCTAATTTATCTAAACGATATCTATCTCTAGCTAGTATCAACCACTGTCCCTCTTTCATCTTTTGTAATTGTTCTATCGGATGTATGTTTACTTCACCGTCATCTGTTCTTGACGTCCACTCTTTCTCAACTCTATCAGATATCCTAGTAATTAATTTATTAGCGTGAGCGTGAATTAATTTAGACAATCTATATGATTTATTTAAAACTGTTCTTTCACCCTCCATGTTAATTAAGTATTCAGGTCTGGCCCCAGCCCAACGATATATCGCTTGATCATCGTCGCCTGCAACATAAACTCTTTTACTATTTTCAATTATCCTCTCTACCATTTTCCATTGTAGCCAACTTAAATCTTGTGCTTCATCTATTATAACCACGTCGAAATTAGGTATAGTATCATAATGTTTTTTATTAAACTCGACAATTAAATCTGTTAAATCAAATTTATTTCTTTCTGTTTTGTATTGTTGTAAAGCCTGATCTATGTATTTTAATTTTAACCAACCGCCCTCTAAATGTCCCACACTAGGATCATTAAAAAAATTTTCTGTTGTTAGTCCTCTTACTTTTGCACCGTCAATAACTTTCATAAATATATCGTCAGGGAAACCAGCTCCGTATGTTTCGGTGTTCTTGTTTGGATTACTAAGATTAATTTGTAATTTATCTGATACAACTCTGTAATCATCATCGCTCATAATGTTCTCTTCTTTTAAATGTAATTCTCTGTATGCTAGACTATGTAATGTTCTGAAGTTCATAAAATCTTTTGTACTGTAATTTAATTGTGATATAGCTCTCGACAAAGCCTCATCAGCAGCCTGATTTGTAAAGGCTAGATAAGCTATCTTATTAGGAGATACTTTGTTCTCTCTTAATTCTTTTTCAACAATGCGAAGTAAATGAGTTGTCTTGCCCGTGCCTGGTGGTCCAAATATTATGTTTCTCAAAACGGAGCCTCTTCTCTCATGTCAGGTGTCTTAAACTCTTCATCATTCTTTTTTTGCCAAGGTATATACCACAGATAGGTGGTTTTATTTTTTACTTTACGTCTAACATCACCACCACCTAATTTATTTCTAATGTGCGCAGTCATTTCTGTAGCACTAAAGTCTTTAAAATCATTCTTCTTCAAAAACTTTTGTAACCAATCTGATCTAAAGAAAGCAGTCATCTTTTGAATCTTAACCTCTTTTTCTACTCCGTTCTCCTCAACTATATCAATATATTCTTTTTCTTCAAACAATGCCTTACCCATTTCTATTTCATCTACATGTTCAGCTTCACCCTGATCCTCTAAAAATCTTTCTAATAAGTTTTCAAACCTACCTGTCTTGGTTATCTCATGAGGCATTTGTATAACCTCTACAACTTGTAAAAGAGATTGTATTCTATTATCCCAATCTTGTGGGCGCATGATGTTAGGTAATATATTAATCTCATTCAAACAAGCTTTTCTAAATCTATGTTGATCATACAACTGCTCTGTTGATAATTTTAATCTCCTACCGTCTATGTTTAAGAACCACGTGGATTCATCACTTTCAAATTTTGTTAAGTCACTTACCTGATGTTGAAAAGAATTACCTATACCATATTGTTTTGCTCTGCATTGTATTGGTGAACATACAGAACACATTGGCTGGTCCTTACATTTATATTGATAATCTTTTTTTTCATGTTGATTGATTGTCTTTTGAACTTGTGCTGAACTAAGGGGCCTCTCCATATACTTATGATTAAACTCATCAACTCTATCCTGCCATTGTTCAGGCCATTTTCTTTTTGCGTAAACTGCATACTGATACAACGTATTATCTCTACCGCCCTCAGGTATACCTTGTGACATCAAAGTTGCTATACAAGGTGGTCCGTCCTCTAAATCATTTATTTGTTTTTCTACTCTAGGTTTAAAATCTTTTAAATATTGTAATCCTGAACAATGCTTTTCATATAAAAGAAAAAATTCATCTAATGTAATCGCTTGACCCTCATCATCAAAAGAGTGTCTCATACTCTCATCTCCACCGTGATAAGGTAGATTTAAAAAATTACCCGTGTCTCCTCTATCTGCTCTTATCTCTATTTGTTTAGGAAACACTTCACAATTAGCGTATCCTATTAGTCCAGACCATTCTATTAATTTGTCTCTAACAATTTTTGCTTGTGTGGGTTCTCTTAAAAATAAAAATATGTGAGCACCACCACTCTTTGATCTACACATAATTAAAGGTAAATCTAGTTTTCTAATCTTAGTAATTATTTTTTTAAAATCTAAAGGATACGTATCTATGTCTATACAACCCCATATACAACTTGAATCATCCCTTATTGGTATGATGCCTAAGCTAGGGTCCTTACCTTTGATATGATCAATCCATAATTGATCCGTAACAGGTTGTTTTAATATAAAGGCTTTACCTGATGCTTTACCATTAACAGATTGTCCGTCACTTACATATTGACCATAGGCTCTGTCTAAACCATAAAAAATACTTTTAAACTTTTTTACTCTATCATCCATTAGCTAAAAGGGGCGGTTGCCCGCCCCGTTATGTTAGAAAGGAACCTTCTGATCTTCTGTAGCAGTTTCCTGTTCATATTTGACTTTAACTTCACCTTTACTTACGCTTTCAGCAAAAGTCTTAGCCATAGAGTAATAATTAGTATCTTGCAGTTGGTCTTCTCTTGAGATCTCCCAACCATACCAATTACCTTTGTCATTACCTTCTTTGACTGTTTTTAAACGGTAGTAATGACTGTAAGACGGTGGAGTAAATAAACCGTTCTTACCTTTTAGCTTTAGATTAAGTAACATCGAGTTCCATTTTCTACTCTTCTTTAATTGAGTAGCTTTCATGGTAATCAAAGCTGGAGTTGCGTCACCCTCATCTGTTATTAATAACACATAGTGGTTACCACAAGTCTCTACATAATTACCATTAGAGAGTCGATCTTTATTATTATCATCTCTCGTTGTTTTGGTTAAGACGTCACTTGAAGCATCAAAGACATTTATCGGTGCACCCGATCCTTGTCCCCTATCAGCCCACTCAACGTATTGACGTTGATACGCACATGGTAAAACGCGTATACCTTTTGATCCGTCATACAGTTCACTTGTAACCGTATTAAAAATCATTCCAGCTTTTGCGTTTTCTAACTCCTCTAATTCAGGAGAAAGTTGCATCAAGACTTTTAATCTTGGTGTTGCTAAATCATCTTGTGAGATATTTTCAAGGCCGCTTGATGCGTCCAATTCCATGGTCTCAAGATTCAGCGCTGGTAGTTTGCTTTCTTCTTTTTTTGCAACACTATTTGTGTTTGCATTTGCATTTGCCATTTTGTACCTCCTATGTACATTTTACTTTTTACTTATTTTGGTTTCGGCGCCAACAAAGACTCCGAACTTTTCCATAGGTATTTCCTTACCTTCATTAATCTGCTCTCTTACAAAAGCTTTTAATGTCATAGGTTCTACCCATAGTTTTTGTTGAGGATCATAACCAAGCTTTTGAATTTTATTAATAAACTCATTAGCAGTTATGTCCTCACCTTTACCGAACGTAGCAGACACTTGATTCTTAATCAAGTCGCCATGTCCGTTATCACGAAGCCACTGAAAAGCGTCCTCGCGAAACCTTACAGGAATAGATGCTTGTACTTTTTGTTTCACTTTAATTTGTGAACCGTCTTTTAGTGTCAAGCTTTCTAAACCTAACTCCGCCATTCTAGCTGGAATTATTTCTTCTGATAACTTACGAATATTTTTAGCTTTGTCTTTTAACATTTTTTCAAGCTCTTCATATTCATTCTGTTCCGAAGATAATTCAGAACAAAGGTCAGAAACTTCTCTTAGTGAATTATCACCAATAGTAGGTTTGGAAACATCAGATTCCATGTCATCTAACAAATTACTCATCTATCTCTCCCTTCTCATACAAATTTACTTCTATGGGATAATACTTGTATTCACGCTTATCCCATTTTAAACATTTGAATTTACCACGATTATAACTCGCAGCCATGGCACACGCAATACCAATTATAGAAGGATCTCCTATAAGTAATAAATAATCATCATCACAAAAATCTTTTAATTTTTTGTGAAGACGTCTTACCGTAGGTCCTGTGCTCAAAACTAATTGAGACCCCTCTGGTAATAATAATTCTAAGTTGCCATATTTTTCGGCACTTAAAATATTTTTACCTATTACTTCTTGTACTACGTATACAGCCATTCTTAATTCTTATCTAAATATAATGATTGACAAAAAGATTTGCAAGTATTAATTTTTATTTAAGAATTTTAGAAAGATTTAGTTATGGATTATAAGTTTAAAACAAAGCCATACGAGCATCAATTAAAAGCTTTAGGTGCTTGTCACAATAAAGAAAATTTTGCATTGTTTATGGAGATGGGCACAGGTAAATCAAAAGTATTAGTTGATAATATAGCAATGTTGTATGACAAAGGTAAAATAAATGCAGCGTTGGTGATAGCTCCAAAGGGCGTTTACAGAAATTGGGAAAGACAGGAGATACCAGTTCACATGCCAGATCATGTTGTGTATCAAATAGTTACTTGGTCCCCTTCAAACACTAAAAAACAACAAAAAGAAAACGCGAGATTGTTTAAACACGGCGAGGAACTTATTATATTTTTAATGAATATTGAAGCTTTTAGCACTAAAAAAGGCTTAGTTATAGCGGAAAAATTTTTGTTATCACACTCAGCGTTGATGGCTATTGATGAGTCCACCACTATAAAATCACCTACCGCCTCTAGAACTAAAAATGTTGTTAGTCTTAGAAGGTTTGCAAAATACAGAAGAATATTGACAGGATCTCCTGTAACTAAATCACCGTTAGATTTATACACTCAATGTTATTTCCTTGATCCGTTGTACTTGGACTTTTCTTCGTATTACACTTTTCGTAATCGTTATGCTCTAATGGTGGAGAGAAGTTCTGGTGGACACACTTATAAACTAGTCACAGGTTATACCAGATTAGATGAATTAAATAGTAAGCTGGATAAATTTTCTTACAGAGTTTTGAAAGAAGATTGTTTAGACTTACCTGATAAAGTCTATATGAAAAGAAATGTGCCTTTGACACCTGAACAAATAAAAGCTTATGAGAGCATGAAAAAAAACGCGGTTGCAGTTTTACAAAACTCTCAAACGACCGCCGCTAGTGCTTTAGCACAAATGGTAAGACTTCATCAAATAACTTGCGGTCATTTAATGACTGATAATGGTGAAGTTAAATATTTAAAAAATAATAGAGTAAATGAACTATTAAACATATTGGAGGAGATAGATGGGAAAGTCATTATTTGGGCCATATATAGACATGATATCAAAGAAATTACAAAACTTATCGCAGAAAAATACGGAGAAGAATCTGTTGAATCTTACTTTGGTGATACTCCTGATAGTGAGCGTCAAAATATTGTTAGTAAGTTCCAAGATAGAGGAAGCGATTTACGATTTTTTGTGGGAAATCCGAAAACAGGTGGCTATGGCCTCACTCTTACCGCTAGTCATACTGTTGTCTATTATAGTAATAGTTATGACTTAGAAACAAGATTGCAATCTGAAGATAGAGCGCATAGAATAAGTCAAACAAAAAAAGTAACGTATATTGATCTCATGTCTGAAGGGACAGTTGATGAGTTTATCATCAAAAATTTAAGAGGTAAAATAAACTTAGCTAACAAAGTCTTAGGAGAGGACTTAAAAAAATGGCTTATTTAAACCACAATTTACCGCCTTTTAGTGCTTACATTAGAAATGAATATTTATATGACCATGAAAAAGGTCACGGTGATTTTACATTTGCAGATGTTCACACTGTAAATAGTTTAGAGAGAAGAGCTCTTTTATTTGAGTGCCTTTTACCTAACGGAGTAAACTGGACGAGAAGACCTATTCATGCCTTTTGTTGGAAGAAAGATGCACCTAAACACCCCTTGAACATACATCAATATTGGGATTGTTTCTCTCCTTATGTCGATGTTCAAAGAAGAAATAGATTAGCAAACTGTAGAGCAGAGCTTGTAGATTACAAAGGCACTAAAAGAAAAGGCACTTACATGTTTACAATAGACTGGGCTTGGGAAAATAAAGCAGGGATGTTAGATACAAACTTTAGTGAAGACCCAGAGCATAAATGTGCTCATATGTTTAGAATGGATGACGGTAATTTTTTTGCTTATCCAAATAATAGAACTGTATGGTATGACGACGCTTTTATGGAGGAAAGACTTACAGAAAACCCAGGTTATAAGATAGATCAAAATTTTTATACAGTTGAAAACACAAGAGAAGAAGACACAAAAACTGATGATTCATACATGACTCAGTTTGAACGTCCCGAGTGAAAATATTTTTCGACCACATTACAGGTAAACTAACACATCACGATATAGTTTATTCTATGGCCTTAGCAGAGTTTGAGCCAAATGAATATAATTATGCCTTTGATAACGGGTGGATACCCTTATCTTGGTATTACACTAAAATGAAAAAACTGACTTGGTTAAATGCTAGAACCACGAGGCTTTTATTAAACAAATTTTCTTTTAGTAAGAAACAAAAATACAAATTAAGATCAGATATAACATTTAAAATTGTAGATAAAATAGACGAAGAAACAAAGAAACAACAAGGAGATATATACAGAAAGTATGCAAAACATAAAGGCTACGATGAAGAAGAGTTCTTTGCTTTTAGAGAAGACCCAATAGATTGGAAAACATTTTTATATTATCACGGTGACAAGCTCATAGCGTTCACCGAGTTTTATGATTTTGGTAAACATTTATTTACAGGTTCTTTTGCATGGGATTATGAAAATGACAAGCTGGGAGTGGGAACTTTTGCTACGTTGTCCGAGATCAAATGGGCTATAGATAATAATTATGAAAAGTATTATTTATCTTACGGCTATGAAAATAGCAGTATTTATAAGTCAAAATTCGATGGCTTTGAATTTTGGACTGGTAGAGAGTGGTGCTCTGACATTAACTTATTCAAAGAGCTTTGTAAAAACGACAGTGAAATAAAAACCTTAACTGATTTAAATGAATACCAAGAAAAGTATTTTGATCTAATTCTTGGCGGACATTCCAGACAATGGATTATTTAAAGCCTTATTAATTTTTAAATCTAGACTCTCTTCTAAAAGTTTCATTTCATCTATTAACTCTCTCGCGTCCTCTTTTTGTCTATCTTCTACATCATTTACTATTTCTGTAATATGACGAACGTCACCTTCCATTTGTCTTAAATCTGTTTTAAGATCATCTTTTAATTCTCTGGCGGTAGTAGAAATAAGATTAACTTCTTCAAGAACTATGTCTAATTCGTTTTTTAAACCTTCTACTTTTTGCACAACTATTTCCATTTGTGCTTGAGTTTCAGACTCCATCAAAGCTATTTTCTTGTCAAACCCTGATAAATCAGGCTCTGTATAAGTTAATATCTTCTCCTTCATCGTCAAGTAATCCTGGTAAAAAGTAAAAGTGGCCCAAGCTCCTGACCCAAGTGCTCCTAATAGTGTTAGTATGGCAAACACTTTTCCTCCAGTGACCTTCATTCCTGCGTACTCAATACTGGGCATTTATTATATCCTCCATTGTTTGTCCTTGTGCCATATCAAATAGAACACCATATTGATCCTCTATTGTCTTATTTAAATACTCATTAACATTTGTGTCTACTATGTTTGTTTGAGCGTCAAAGAATGTCTTAGTATTACCAAGTATCTGCATAACAATCAATGTTTTCATTTGAGCTGCATCATCATATCTTTCTTTATCGTCAATCTTTTTAACTATTTTTGTTGCAGCTTTTTCTTTAGCTGACGGTTCTTTTACAGGTTTTTCGGGTTCTTCAGACTCTTTCTGTTGTACCTCTTCTTGTTCGGAACTATCCTCTGGCTCCACAGGGGACTCCTCAGTAGTTTCGCTATCGGATTCGGTTGTTTTTTCTTCTGCTGGTCCTTCATCTACATTTTCCTCTACTTGAGCGACTTCTATAGTTTCCTCTACTTCAGGCTCAGGTAAATCTATCTCCATTTCCATTTCTAACTCTAGTTCTAATTCCATTTCTGCTTGAACTTCTACAGAGGCTATTTCAGGTTGTGGTAGATCCATTTCAAAATCAATTTCAAACTCTTGTATTTCTAGTTCAACAGTTTCATATGTTACTTCTTCAGTTGGTGCTTCTATTGGTGTAAAGTCTATATCACCGTCATCAAAACTAATATCATTAAATTCAAAAACTTCTTCAACAAACTCTAACTCTGTGGGATCAAATAAATTTAAATAATATATTTCTTCTAATGTTGTAATTTGTTGGGTTATAATAGTATTGATTACATTGTAAAACACATTGACGGTGACATCATCAAATAAAGGACCTATGGCAAGATTGATGTCTCGCCCACCTACTTCAACAGTTATTCTATTTAAAACACCACTGAAATCGAAAGACCCAGTGTATGATTGGTAACCTGATGCAATGCCAGATTCAGACAAGATATCAGTTCCTTGAAAGACTGTGTTAGATCCATTACGTCCTGTAATGTGCATGTATATTCTATCTTGAGCATCTCGTTTTTCGACTTCAATTGAGTATCTTACTTG